GCGACTCTTAAGGATGAACCCACTCCATTGGGCTCATCTAAAGTCAGAGTGTTTCAAGCAGCTCCTGTTGCGTTTAGTATGCATGTTCGTAGATTGTTTTTACCAGTTATGCGATTTTTGTGTGCTAACCCAACTTTGTCCGAATGTGCTGTTGGAATGAATGCTTTTGGTCCTGAATGGGACACCTTAATTGATCATGCTTTTAGTTATGATAGTGAAGAAGGTGTTCTTGCTTGGGATTATTCTAAGTATGATGTTCGAATGAGTTCACAAGTTGTGAAAGCCGTCTTGGGAATGTATATAGAACTTGCTCTTGGAGCAGGTTACCACCGAGATGACATTCACATCATGAGAATGATGGTCAATGATATTGCACACCCTCTCATTGACTACAATGGAGTGCTTTTGATGGCATTCAACATGAACACGTCAGGAAACAGTATAACTGTAAATATAAATAGTACTGCTAATTCCTTATATGTTCGCATGGGATTTTTCTCATGCATCCCTGAAGTGGAGGACTTCAGGGCCAATATGGCTTGCATGACGTATGGTGATGATTTTATTGGAAGTTTGCGCAAAGAATATCATGATCGCTTCAATTTTGAAGTGTACCGAGATTTCTTAGCCAAACATGATATGAAGATCACACTACCCGACAAAGGCAATACCTCAAGCGCTTTTATGGAAATTGAAGATGTTGATTTCTTGAAACGGAAAAGCAAATACATTGAAGAGATCGAAACAACAATCGGTCAACTTGATGAAATGTCTATTTTCAAGAGTTTGCATGCAAATTTAAAATCCAAAGAAGCTACGCCTGAGCAGGTTGCAGCAAGTTGTGTTGAGAGCGCAATGCATGAGTGGTTTGCTTATGGCAAGAACCATTATGAATTGCGCAGGGAACAGATGAAAGAAGTTTGTCAAAATGTTGGCTTATTGAATTTATCTGTTTTGGACTACACGTTTGAAGATCGTGTAGAACATTGGAGGGAAAAACATCTTCTGGGATAGCGTAGTTACAATAACATGAGTGGACGCTCCTATTTTTCGATATATATTTCATGTTGGTATATGTTACATAGTTTCATGCTTCTATAAAAAGTGTACATAAAATTTCCTGTAAATACAAGGCGTTTTCCCTCTTCGCGAAGTCTAAAAGAGGCCCAAGACATAGAGGATGTCTATAATTTTCCTTCAGCGCTGGATGGCGCGATCGAACACATTGCGAGTGGACTATCAGTTTTAATGGTGGTAGTTGTCGCCTACACCCTGTATGATATGACTGAATCATATAGGAAGAGAATGAGTCAACCTGAAGAAGAAATTCATTTCACGTTAGACCCACAAACGGAAGAAGAAATTCTTCCTCAGTCAAAAGAAGAGGTTATGTCACCTACATTGATACCAGTGACTTATGTGTCTCCATACACAAATTCTAACTGTTGTCCATATACGCAATATTTCACATATGATGTTGCAAGTGATATTAAACCTCAAGCGTCAGAAGGACCAACAGGTCATTCTTTGTCTACACAGAACGTCACTTTTCATGATTATTCACCTGGAGCTACTGTTACAGTGGCTTCACAGTATGATGACGTTCATAACGAGACAATTGAAAATGATTTGGATTTGAACAATTTCTTTTCTCGTCCAGTTCTCATTGCTTTTTCAGAATGGCAAGTTGGAAATGGTGCTGGAATTCTTTCTTCAAATGTGAATCCTTGGTCTCTTTATTTTCGAAACAAGAGAGTTAGCAACAGGATTTCAAATTTTAAGTTACTACGAGCCAAGCTTCACCTTCGAGTTCTTATCAATGGTTCACCTCTTCATTATGGTCGTGCTATGTTGTATTACAACCCCTTGCACAATTATGATAAAGTAGGTCGTTCAGGAGGTGTGAACCCTTTGCCACTCCAGAATTTGATGAACAATTCCCAGAAACCCCATTTGTGGCTAAATCCAACAACTAGTCAAGGTGGTGATCTTGAACTTCCATTTTTATGGTTCAACAATGCTCTTGATTTACCTCTTGGAGAGTTTGATGAAATGGGTACATATGACATTGTTGGAGTGACTCCCTTGCGTCATGCAAATGGTGGTACTACTGATGTTCAGATTTCTATTTTAGCATGGGCAACAGATGTTGTGCTTTCAGGTCCTACTACCTGCAATGTTGATGGAATTGCTCCTCAATCCGATGAGTATTCAAACAGAGCCTTTTCTGCTCGCGCCACAACTGTTGCTTCCATGATGAATAAGATGTCGTCTGCTCCTATCATAGGTCCGTACGCTAGAGCTACATCTCTTGCAGCCTCAGCTGCTTCAGCAATAGCAGCCTTGTTTGGTTTTTCCAAACCACTTGAGTTGGAAAGAACTATTATAGTTCCAAAAACAACACATGACATGGCAACTTCTGCTGGCAAAGATGACAGTCATAAGCTTTCTTTGGACCCCAAACAAGAGTTGACAATTGATCCTAGAGCATTTGGGTTAAGTAATAAAGATGAAATGGAAATAGCTAATGTTGCTTCCACTGAGAGTTACTTGACCACATTTACTTGGACATCTGGAAATTCATCTCCTGCAGGTACTATTCTGTGGAATGCTGTTGTGGATCCAGCTTATTATGAGCTGTACTCAGCAACATCCCCCGACATTCCTCGCATGACTATGACAGCATCTGCTTTTGCAGCTTTGCCTTTTCAATATTGGCGAGGTTCTATTAAGTATCGCTTTCAAGTTGTTTGTAGTGCATTGCACAAGGGACGCATTCGCATAGTTTATGATCCAGAAATTGAGGTCACAACTAATGATCCAACACGCATCACTCCAGAATACAACTTGGGATATCAAACTGTAGTGGATATTTCTGAAACTAAAGATTTTGAAATCACTGTTGGATGGGGCCAACCTTCGTCTTACAGACACAATGCCCTGTATGATGGTATTGGACCACTCCATGCAATCACACCTTTGAACTACAATTCTTCCACTAACACATGTGGTAATGGAGTTATTGGTGTGTATGTTATGAATGAGTTGACCAATCCAAGTTCTTCAGTTGATGATTGCTATGTTGTTGTTTCAGTAGCTGCTGGTCCTGACTTTGAAGTTGCTGCTCCTACAAACAAGCCCTTATCTCGTTTGCGGTTTCGTACTCATGCAGATGTTGATGCTCCTGTTCAGTTACAAGCTGAAGTTCCACTTATTGAAGAAATTGTACCACAATCTTCAGAGCTGCCTGTGTCCGCTGTTCCAACGCAAGATGCTACTACTTTTGAGGCTACAGAACACGCTGACACTTTAGCGGATATTGGTTCTTTGACTTCTCCTACGAACTTAGTGTTTATGGGAGAGACAATTCGATCTTTCCGTCCTTTGTTGAAACGTTTTTGCATGACAGAAATCGTCAGATCCAAAGGCACTACTTTTCCAGTTGCAGGCTCAGTAGCTCATGCTATTCAGCGACCAGCATTTCCTATTGAACCTGGGTACACTCCATATTATGGAGGTACACCCAATGATGTTCCTAAGGTAGTTGCGGGTAAGCCTTACACCTATGGTTTCATGACACCCCTGCGATTTATTTCCGCAGGATATGTTGGATGGAGAGGATCTGTTAGGTGGAAAATTACTAATGTTGCAGTTAGCAGCAATTGTTGTGGTTTTTATCAAGGTCCTGCTACTGTAACGCGGTATTCTGGTTGTACTCCACTCAACATAGTTGAGGTTGTTGGTGATAAAAGTACATCTACGGGTCTTCAACAATGGTACGTTGGTTTTGATGAATATGCAAATGCTCAAGAAGGTGCTCAAATCATTGATCACAATGTTGAGCCTATTGCAGCGTTTGAAGTACCATTCTACACTTCTTGAAGGTTTTTGCCTTCAAGAATGTTGACTCACTTCGATGCTGATCCAGAAACAACCTACAAACCATGTTGGAAGTATTCATATGAATCAAACTCCAATACTAGTGCATTCGTTGATCATCAGATGTATTGCGCAGCAGGTGAAGATTTCACTCTTGGAATGTTCACTGGTGCACCGATTGTGTACTTGGAGAGTATTCCTCCAGTCTAGTAAGACTTTAACATACTGGTGCTTACCAGAGCATAATCTGGCAAATCTCGTGATGAGTATAATTCCAAGGACGTCGTGAAAGCCCACGACACGGCAATATGTTATTGTCGTCGGTTCCAATCAGAAATTAAGCATTTTTAAATGTTTCCGATTGGATCGGAAGCAAACTTTTTGGCTTAATTTTAACGAGGAACCGGGATGTATATAATACAAACATTCAATTTTATAGGTCATATCTACCTTTGGATAATTGAATACCTTCCTG